GTTTGTAAAAGCGTTTTATCGTGATCAGGGGTAAAAAATGCGTACCCATTTCCGTTAAATGCAAAACCCGACCGCAATAAAAAAGCCCCACATGGGAGCTTTGGTTGATGTTGGTCATTAGGATAATAGTGCCGTCTACCGGCTCCTTGATTTGCCTGTTTCGAGTGGCTGTATGCCTTGAAGTGCGCAAGGTCTCATGCAGTGATGTTGTGAGACCAATGAAGCTGTCTGAATAGTCCTGATCAAAAAGGTATTGCGCTGCTTCAATCAGGAAATGCACACAGTGGTATTTCTCGGGGTTGTACTTGCGATCTAGCAAAGCATCGATACTTTTCATCAGAAGAAGGCCTTTAGACTTGGGAAATTATCCACGGTGTAAAACATGCCTGTGCCGGTAGAGTTGGCGCGTTTTGTGGCTGCATTAAATGTCGTGGCTTGATGATCCGTGGCTCGATCCTCCACCTCGTAGCCTTTCACTACCTGCAAAGGTGACTCTAGGTTACTGGACGAATAGGCCCGATAAACCACAGATGGACGTTCAAAGTTATTTGCATCCCGAATGATCTTGAGTAGCTGTGGCACCACCTGCCCTAAATCACCCACCGTAATACTTAAGGTTTGATCCAGGTCATCCGAGTTCGCACCCTTGTTGATCTGTACCGGCATAAACTCATAGTTATATACCAGCCCATCTTCATGCTTTACCGTCACACCATCGGCATGATTGGTCACATAACGCAGCGGCTTTGGCCAGAGTGGATGACTGATCTCAATCAGCTCAAGCATGGCTGCGCTTGGCGTTGCATCCAAATGGAATTTATCTAAATCACTCATGAGACCCCCAAAGCCTGCGGCATTGTTTCATTCACTAATTTCTCAAGTAAATTCAGCATCTCAAACGGACTGCCTGATTCCCATATGTCGATAATCTGCTGATCAAAGGCCAGATCACCATTGTTTAGCGGCCTACATCGCACCTGAAATGACACGTTATAAGCCACGCCATTACGCTCACCGACTGACAAGGAATCAGCGACGAACTGGCAGGTATGATCCTGTGCTTCGGCCGAGTCAGTAATCAGTCGCCACAAAAATGGCTTTGGGTCGAGCGTATGTAATCGCCAAAATGCCCAGAAATACTGAGCATGGGTTTTGGTTTTAAGCAGTACAGACACGTTGACCACATGCACGTTATTTACAAACATTCTTCGCTGACGGGCGAACCCGCCAAGAAGTTGCTGCTCCAACATATTGTTGCCAGGTGAAAAGGAATACCCGGTTTGTAACGGGCATAATGCAAAACTGTTCACTATCGTTTAACTCCCGCTGTGGTATTGCGCTGCACCTGTTTCGATTCAAATGAGTTTGGATTGCCCAGATTGCTCCAAGACTGTTTGATGCGCTTCTCAACAATATCAATTGTCACCGCACCATCAGCGCCTCGACTTTGTTCAGCCGTGTAGCCTGGTGGGACGTTGATATTGATTTGAGGGCCACCGCCATTGTTATTGGCAATCATGTTTTTCAAGTCGGCATTGGTCCGACTATCAACAACACGCTCACCCTTATCTAGCAGCCATGTGCCTTCTTTCGGGATGTTGTCGATACCGTCGTGGGCCATGCCTGCAATGGTTTGACCGGCGATTAGACCGACATTGGCGTAACCCATTGCCATAATTGCGGATGACGCAGCAATCTTCTGACCAAATAAAACCATATCTGGAGCCGCCATAGCCTGAGTTGCTGCCAAATGCGTACTCACTAAAGCAGAGCCAATAGCAAACATTTGTTGCGCCAAGAACATAGCTTTATAGGCAGAACTTGATTCACCTGCGCTATCCTTGACCATTTGGGTCATATCACCCCAAACAGCTCCAGCTTGAGAAAGTAGGGAGCCATACAGGCTCAACTGATTTTCGTATTGATACTGGGCATAATCCTGCTCCTGTTTGGCATATTCCTCAGTGAGTGCTTTCTTTCCATCCAAGTAAACCTTGTAAGCATCGTTAAGCTGCTGATACCTCTCTGTTTCACTCAAATATTCATTATTCTCAATGCCTGAGCGCGCAGAATATAGATCATCCCCAAGTTGAGAGTAGCCGTCTTGCTGCTCATTGTTCATGCTCCACCGATCATACTCGCCGGAACTTAAAGATGCCCTTGCTCTGGCATTCACACCAGCGCCAACCATATCCCCAATCGGGTTATTGATTGCACCGAAAGCAGCCTGTCTTTTTTCCTCCTGCGCCTTTTTAAACTCAGCAACGTCTTTTTGATATGCGAGCTGCTGAAGCTTTAAATACTTCTCACGGCTTGGGTCGTTTTCAGCAAAAGCGTCTTTGATTTCTTGGATAGAAACAGCATTTTCATACTCAAGTTTTTCTTGCCCGGTAAGGTATTCCTTTAATACAGCTTGCTGCTTTCTTAAAGTTTCTTCTCTTATTTTCTGTGTATCTTCATTGGCCTTTGCAACAATTGAAATTTCGGCTTGAGCATCCTTAAGCATCTCACTTGTGCCCTTGTAACCAAGGACAGAGACATGCACATGCCCACCAGTAGATCGACCAGATGGATTCGCATATTCATTAATTGCTTTAATGGTGAAGCCGTACTTTTTGGCCACTTCTTGTAGTCGCTTAATTGAAGCATTGGCCTCACCTGCATCTTTAACAGTAAAGTCAAAAGCCTGACCAACTGCATGTTTGCTATTAGTACCTTTGTGATAGCTGTCATTGAATGCAGTAAAACGGTTAAGTTGCGAACCCAAAGCATCCTGAGCCAGTTTTGCAAACTCTGCCGTATAACCTCTTACCTTGCCACCAGCAACAGATTCACTAGACTTAATACGCAGTCCACTCAATGCTGAAGCACCAACAAGTCCATTAAGTTTTTCCTGTTCTTTTGCTGCCTTGGCTGAAGCTGCTGCGGCCTTTTCCTTGGCTTTAGCATTCTCATCCGCAGCCTTAGTATCTATCTTTAATCCGGTTGCAGACTTGGTAGAAGCTGAATTGACAGCCAGAATAGCATTCACCAAGCCATTAGATGATGTGGTTGCAGTAGAGCTCGAATCACTTAATGAATTTATACGAGTTCCATAATCATCAAGAGTGGCAGCAATATCATCAAACATAATATTGATAGTATTGATTTTCTCGCCCTTAAGAGCAGCAATCGCAGCGGCTACACCACCAATCAATTTACCAGCAACACTAAAAGCCGCCGAGACTCCAAGGGCAACTTTAGTAACACTTCTAAGTACAGAGCCTATACCCTCACCAACCTGTTGAAGTTGAATGCCGTTTTTCGATGTGCCGAAAATCGCATTTGCTACATCCACAATGGCAGGCATAAATCCTGAGACCAGTTGGTTTTTCCAGCCTTGGAATTGCAGATTAACAGCCTGTGTTTGTGCTGCTAAAAGCTGCGACTGTTTAATAGCTTCCTCTGTTTTAAGGATGCCAGCATCTTCTAACGCTTTTCCATAGTCATCTAAAAGCCGGCCATTTTCCGCAAATAGCGGTGCAAGATTACCCAGATCTGATGCCAAGCTCTCAAATACAAAACGACGCTCCTGTGATGTTACGCCAAGCTCATCCAGTTTATCGTTAAGCATTTGAATGGCTTCGATACCATCTTTGCCTTGGAGTGTTTTGGAAAATGATTTGATCTGATCTTCAGATAATTTTGTATTGTTTTTTAGTGCATCAAAGAAATCAGCAGCCCCACCGCCTTGAGTTGCGCTAAATTCACCAAGTTTCTCTTGAGTATCAGCCAAAATAGAACCAAGCTGATCCTGGGACACACCTAAACCTTGGGATGCGTACTCTAAAATCTGAAAACTTTTTACGCTTGTGTTGGCTCGATTTGCCAGAACCAGTAACTGACTATCCGCTTTAGCTGTTTCAATCGCTAAGTGGGTTAATCCACCAATAGCAGCAGCTATGCCGCCCACAGCCATGCCTGAAAGTGCTGCGCCAGCAACCAAAACTCCGCCTTTTAAAGATCCAATTTTTGTATTAAAAGAATCAACAATAGAACCCAGTTGAGTTCCACCTAAAGCATCTGCTACCTGATCCTTGAATCCAGCGAAAGCTTTATTCATGTTATCAGTGGTTTGCTTGGTTTTGCGTTCCGCCTGCGTCATGCCCTGTTCAAATGAACCGAGCTTTACCGCTAAATCAAGGGTCAAACGACCAAGGGATGCTGCCGCCATAACTTTTCCTCAGGCAATAAAAAACCACCCATAAGGACGGTTTTATTTAAAATAGGATTTATCCTACGCAATATTTATTCCAGTATTTTGCAAATTCGCTTTCATTTGGGCCGTCTTCAAAATATGCTTTTTGTGTTTTCTCTACAGCAACAAAGCCCTTATAACCAGCATATGCGCCAAATGAGTTTTTAGCATTGTATTGCCCGCACGCCACTGCGCCAACATCGGTATTGTTGTTTATCTTTTCATTTCTAAATTGCACAGAATCAGGATCTTTAGCATTCTGTTTAATTTGATTTTGTATGTAAAACAACATTACGCCAGCTTTGTTTTCTTCCTTCTTAGCCGCTACTGAATTATTTGTATCAGTAGGGTCGCTCTTAAATAGCTCTACGAAGATAAATATAAGAACTAAGCCCGCAAAAATTAATGCCAACTTAGATGTTTTCTTCTTCTGCTTTACACCACACATTGGACAAGTTTCTGCCTTATCGCTTACTGGTGCGCCACATTCCTTACAAGGCTTAATTGCCATACCCTACCCCAAATATTTGTTATTCAGGACAAGATACTAACTATTGGTATAAAAAGAAACCGCCTCAAGGGCGGTCTATATTAATCTTCAACCTTATTAAAGTTTCTTAAAACTTTATAAGTAATATTCTGGTTGTTTGCATCCACAACCTCTAGCAGGGCGCCTTTATATCCAATTTGCTTAGATTGATTAAGGTCATACTCTACATCATTATTAAAGGCAGGGCGCGCCAAATTGCTAGAAAACTCTCGATAGCCAACATTAATTTTATTCCCCACCTTGCCGCTATAAATTAATGTTTGCTGGAAAGAATTATCAGAGGCAACACCTATGGTTGTTTGCTGTGCTTGGTGATCGCCACCACAACTCTTAGCATTAAATACCGTTACCACGCATAGCTTTCCATCAACACCAAGCATCACAACTTTAAAAGGATCAGCAAGTACATTTTTCTGCACCATCCCGCCATTTGGGATATTGTTTAATGGTAGGTAATAACTACCCTGTTCATTTTGGCCAGTTTTCTGGTAATAACCAGTTGTTAATGTATATGCAAAATTAAGTTTTGTATTGGATGGAACGCTCAAGACCTCACGATCAACAAATATACCCTGCTCCAACATTTTATCACCAACATATGCAGTATTTACTGTATTCAAAGGTGGCTTACTAACGTGTTTTGGAGTTGCTTGATAATTATATGCTGGTGAGGCACATCCCACCAAAACCAAACCAACTACCCCTACAACCAATAATGTTTTCATGTGAATACCCTCTTATAAGTAATCACAAGATACTAATTTATCGAGCAAAAAGAAACCAACCTAAGCTGATTTCTTCTTAATGGCTTGCATGCGCTGCTCTTCAAAGGTTAGCTCTGGCTCATCTTCATGAAGCATGTAATCATAAGGATTAACCTCTACCCCCTCTTTTACATGATTCTGAGCATATAGGGCTGTCAAAACACCTACGCTTCGCTCTATCCTGCGCCCCACAAAAAGAGAGCCACGCTTATTTCTAAACGCAGCCCATTGCGAAACTTCAGCATTCGTCATATTTAACTTGGCTTCGGTAATCGTGCGACCACCAACTCCATTTAAAACCAGTTCACACCAGAATTCATCATCCAGTGTTAATCTGACTTTCCCTCGTCATCCACTGGAGCTTTCTCAATACCAAGAATGGCATTAAAAATTGCTGAAGCTAGTGCTTGGGTAAAGTTGGCAGACACTTGCTTTTTGGTTAAGTAAGGCTTGCCATTTTCATCGACTACAGCCGCAGCAATCCATTCAGAAACCACATCTTCATCCTTATTTAAACGAGTAAATAGCGGCTCTGTCACAGCATAAGGCAGTTGCTTGATTGAGATTTCGACAGTTTCTGTTTTGCCAAAATGCTTAAACTCAACGGTCTTATTGTGGATTTCGCTAATTAATGAGCCTTGAATGATTTCATTTAACTTCACGGAGTCACCACCTTAAACTCATCAGTTACTTCGGTTTGGCGCTTCATCGGCACCGTATGGTTTACCAAGGAATCAGCATCAAACACCGGAGAGCCTTTACGCAGAATTGCACGGAAAGATGACCATGTGCGATCTTCTGGCAAGGTTACAACGCTTCCGGTAATAGTTGGAGGTGCATCCCCATCAGACCAGCCCACATAAACACCCACCTCAGCGCGCTCAGCAGCAAGTTGCAGCAAAGTCATATGAGTTGCATTTTTAGGATCGGTATCAATTTGAATTGAACCCTCACCCGGTGTAGTTAAACCCCAGTCCGATGTTGCGGTGGTCTCTTCTTCCAGACAGGTTGTACTGATTTCCGTGGTACTGTCATCGCCAAGCGCCAAGGCTTTTACGCAGTCCATTTTTGTGAGTGTTGGAGTATCGCCATGTAAAATCCATACATGCGTACCCTGAGATAAAACACCTTTCTTCGCCATGAGTAGCTACTCCTCAATTTTAGGCATAAAAAAGCACCCGGTTGGGTGCTATGTGGGAAATTTAAAACTTATCTATCCAAAAACCAATTCGCATCAAAGCCGCGCCCGAAAATATTAGTATCAGCAATGCGCTCAAAATGGTTTGGGTGAATATTGGTAACGTAGCAATGCGGCTCTAAAGCTTTTCGTATTGCCGCCCGAATCTCTGACGCTCTTTTCTGCTGAGTGTCGTAAACCACAATTTGGAATGACACATGATCAGTATTTGCTGGGCAATCCAAGTGATTTTCAGGATTGGCTGTAACCACCGACCAGACCGCATAGGGATATGGTGTTTTGTGTGGTGCAATATCCTCAAATACCCTCAAGGGATTAGTACTGAGCAATGCTGTGACTTCAGGATTGGCTTTCAGTGTCGGAACTACGGGTAAAATGTTCATAATTTTGCGAGTTCCTTGTCTAATTCTTTATTAAATGTCTCGGCAAATTTATTGGTCACGGCTTGAATGTTGTTTTGCAGTGCTGGACGCATGAATGGAGTTGGTGGATTATGCACACTGCCTAGCTCGACCCAACGCCAGTGCCGCGTATCGCCACCGCTTGTTTTAGGTGGATTTGGATTAGAGAATGACGCACCACCACGCACACCGACACGCATCTCCACTTCATTCGGGTTTCGTGTTTTCCCTGCAGCAATCGCAATATTTTTCCAGATCTTTTCGGCTGTTTGGGGGTCATCTATTGCTTTTGAACCTGATCGAGCCGCATCACGAACAATCGCCATAGCTTTACGAGCAGAACGCCTTGCAGCATTCTTCATCAAGCGAGGATTGCCAAGTCTTTTAAGCTTTTCCTGAACTTCATCCAAGCCCTCGATATTTACTTCTACTGACATGGCTTACCCCACTAATGACAACTCCAACGTCATATAAATGCGACCATTTTCATTGTCGGGTTTAGGTGGTGACACGATCTGAAATGTCTGACCATCAAATAAAACGCGCATACCTGAATCAATATCTTTACGTTTACGCAGCTTTAGCCGGGCTGTGGTTTCTGATCCGGCAGCTTTGGCTGTAAGCCCATCTTTTACCGATAGGAATGTGACTTTCGACCAAAGCTTTTTAAATTCAGTCCAGGCTTCAGTTTCATAGTTGTATTCATCATAGGTCGTGGTTTTATGCTGAATCGTTACACGGTGGCATAGTTCGCCGGCACGTTGGGTCATATCACACCCCCATATTCCGGTAAGGCTGAATTAGTGACCAGTACCCCAAAGGCAACTCAATAGTTGCTTGAGTAGTGGCTTCTCTATTGGCATAAAGGTGCGCAACAAAGAGAAGCCGAGCAGCATCTAAGGCCTTGTTATCAACCAGATCACTTTCATTTAATCGCTCAGCTTCGGTTGTGATAACTTTGCGGTCTAAATGTGCTTGGATTTGCTCATTGGCAGCATCGATATATGCCTGTATCAAAGTATCTTCATCATCATGATCTACACGACAATGCAACTTAGCTTTTGCGAGATCAATCATTCTGGTTTGGCCTGTTTTGCTGGGGTTTTGGTTGTTTTAGGTTTTGGTTCTTCTGCGGATTCAACCAAAACACCTTTATCAACTAAGTGTTTCACATCCGCTGGATTGGCTTTGCGCTTATCACCAGTCTGGTAATATTTATCGCCATAGTGCTCACGCTTAACATCGTACTCAGTCATGACTATCTCCT